GTACATTAACAATAGGTGATGGATTAAGTGGAACTTCATATAATGGTTCAACAGGTGTAACCGCTGCAGTTGACTCTACAGTATTAAGAACAACTGGAGACCAATCTATAGCAGGTGTTAAAACATTTACTGGAAATATAGTTACTACAGGTGATTTATTAATTTCAGGTTCTGGGGTTCAAAAGAGTATTATTGATAAACAACAGATTGGTCCTCAAGCAATATCAACCTTAACCCAAGTAGCTTCAGTTTCAGCAACTAACGTAGATGCGGTGTTCTTTGATTACGTTATTAAACAAAGTACTACAGATATGAGAGCAGGAACAGTAATGGTAGTTACTAATGGTACTACTGCTGAATTTACTGAAACATCTACTTTAGATATTGGAAACACTTCAATGGTAATCTTAACAGCAGATATAAATGCAGGTAACGTTAGATTATTAGCATTATCTCCATCAGGTACTTGGACAATTAGAACACTAGTTCGTACAATATAACTTGGAAATTTAAAACCAAGTTATTACATTATATTAAACATCCTGGAAAATGAAAGGAAAAAATAAATGGCAAGAGAATTCGTAGCACGTAAAGGCCTGATTGTATCAGGATCAACATTAATATCAGGTAGTATAATAGCTACTTCATTTACAGGATCATTATCAGGTAGCGTTGCGGGTACTGCTTCATTTGCAACAACAGCACAAAATCTATTGGGAAGTGTCACTTCAGCATCTTTTGCTAGTACAGCATCTTTTGTTAATACATTAAATCAAAGAGTATTAATTACAGGAAGTTTAACTATAGGATCTGGTTCATTAGGACCCAATGAAAATACTTTAACTTTAGGAGCTCGTGATACTTCAAATGAAGGAGGACAAATTGGATTTAGCGCTCCCGGAGGAACTTACACTTCAGCTTCATTTATTGATCTATATCAAAACAGATTAAGAATACTAAAAGGTACAAATGCTGGAAGTACTGGAGAAGTTGCTTGGTGGAGTATGCATAACCTACAAATGGCATTACCCGGATACAACAGTGTATCAGCATTTCCCGGTACAGCAGTAGCTGTTTTATCTGTTGATACATCAGGTAATGTTTTAACATCTTCCCCCGTAATATCTTTTAATAACCAAGGAGGTAGTTATACTTTAGCATCAACAGATGCTGATAAATTAATTGAAATGAATAGTGCTGCTCCAAACACACTTACAGTTCCAACAAACGCATCTGTTCCTATAGCTGTGGGTACTCAATTTATGGTTGTACAACAAAACACAGGTCCTACTAATATAGCAGCCGCTGGAGGTGTTACTTTAAGAAGTGCTGGTGGGTTATTAAATTTAGCAAGTCAATATTCGGCTGCAACTTTAGTAAAACGAGCAGTTGATGAATGGTACGTATTTGGAGATCTAGCATAATATGTTTTCAAGAACATTTACAGGTATAATAGCATCTTCTAGAGGAGGTATAGTTTTAACACAGGGAATTCTATATGATGATCCTAATTATTATCCCGCAGGTAATGGACCTGATGCTTGTAATCCTCCCCCACAACCACCACCAACACCTCCACCAATGCCTATGCCTATTGATATTTGGTATACAGGAACCGCTGGAATAGGTGATTTTATTTATTTTGACTCAGCCGGAACTATACCGTTTAATGGTGTTTTTGGGTGGTGGAAAATAAATAACGGAGGTGATATAGCAGTACAAGTAAATACCTCAGGAGAAATTTTAGATACATTTACATGTTAATTTGGAATTTTAATAAATAACTAATATATTTATAATCATATGGAAAATCAAGTTACACTTACAATCGAAGAAATTTCTAAAGTAAAAGAATTTCAACAAAAAAATCAAGAACTTATTAACATTTTAGGTCAAATTGATATTCAAAAAATCAATTTAGATTTAACTCGCGACAAAATTAAACAAGACGTTGCTTCTTCAAATGAAGAACAAAATGCTTTTGCCGTAGAAATTCAATCTAAATATGGTGAAGGTCAAATTGATATTGAAAACGGAGTATTTATTCCCTTTACAATGTAATTTAAATTTTAAATTATTTTTAAAGCACCTCTTTATGGGGTGCTTTTTTTATTTCTTGTAAATATTTATAACAAATGGCTGTATTATCTAAAACCGGCATAACAACAGGCGCTACAATTCAAGTAGGGCACGTTACACAATCAGTAGACGCATTCACTGGCCTAGTACAATATGATGTTACATTATCAGGTTCATTTGTATTAACAGGCAGTATGAAAATTACAGGTAGTGTGACTGCCTCTTCTTATACTGGATCTTTTACAGGTTCATTAGCTGGTACTTCATCTGGAGCTCAATATATTAATACAGGTGTTCCTGTTTATAGTCCAAAAGGTGGAGGAGGTAATTTTTTACCTGGAGGATTAGGTCTATTAGCTGGTTCCATCACAATGGCATCTGGTGTTTCTTCACTTATCAACCCTACAATTTTAAGTGGCAAAACCTTCCAAACACAATATTGGGTCACAGCAACTAAAGCATCAGGTTCAACATCACCAGGTAATAATGCTTTAATGGTACAAGAAGCAACCCCTGGCTCAGGTGCATTTCTTATTAAAGATATAGGTGCTTCTACAAATGATGATGTTAATTTTATTGTAGTTTATTTACAATAATATTTATTTGTATATAAATGTTTTTTACTTAATTGTTATAAATTAACTTGATTTTTTAAAACTTTTAACATATTTATAATAAGACAATTCTAAATAAAACATAAAAATGGCAGAAACATTAATATCACCCGGTGTACTTGCTAGAGAAAATGACCAATCATTTATCACAGCACAACCCGCAACTGTAGGAGCCGCAATTATAGGCCCAACTGTAAAAGGTCCTGTTGAAATTCCAACATTGGTTACCTCTTACAGCGAGTATCAAAACAAATTCGGAACTACTTTTGTAAGTGGAAGCGATGCTTACACATATTTTACTTCAATAGCTGCTTACAACTATTTCGCTAACGGTGGAACTAGTTTATTAGTAGCTCGTGTAGTTACAGGTTCTTACTCATTTGCATCAAGCTCAGCGATCTCAGCTTCAAATTTAGCAGCAACTCAACCTTCAATTGTATTAGAAACAATTTCTAAAGGTACTATTATGAATAGTACTTCTACTGAAGGTTCTAATGGTCAATTAGCAAGCGGGGCAGCTGATAATATTAGATGGGAAGTAGTTAATTCTAGTACAAGTTCAGGTACTTTTGATTTATTAATTAGAAGAGGAGATGATTTAACTAACGCTAAAACAGTATTAGAAACTTGGACTAACTTATCATTAGATCCTAAAGCTCCTAATTTTATTTCTAAAATACTTGGTGATTATACTTTAAATTATAATTCAACTACTAACCAAGTTGAAGTATCTGGATCTTATCCTAATGCTTCTTCTTATGTACGAGTTAAATCTGTTAATTTATTAACTCCTGATTATTTTGATAATAATGGTACTCCTAAAAACCAATTTACATCTTCAATTCCTTTAGTTGCTAGTGGATCATTCGGTGGTGCTATTGGAACTTTTGGTGCGGCTAACATGTATCAAACAATCACTGCTACAAACACTCAAGGTGTAAGCAGTGGTAGTTATGCTAACATGGTTAATTTGTTAGCTAATACTGATGATTATAAGTTTAAAGTAGTGTTAACTCCTGGTTTGATTGATTCATTACATACTGGAGTTTGTACTTCAATCATTTCAAATACCCAAAACAGAGGAGATAATATTTATGTTCTTGATCCTGTAGCTTATGGTACAGCAACAGCTGCTGCTGTAGTTGCTCAAGCTGCTACTCGTAATACTTCGTATGCTGCTTCTTACTGGCCTTGGGTTCAAGTTCAAGATCCTGATTTAGGTAAAAACGTTTGGGTTCCTGCTTCAACAGTAATTGGAGGTGTTTATGCTTTTAACGATAATGCTGCTGAACCTTGGTTTGCTCCTGCTGGTATTAATAGAGGTGGATTAAGTCAAGTAATTCGTCCTGAACAAAAATTATCTCAAGCAAACAGAGATATTTTATATAATGGTAAAGTTAATCCAATTGCTTCTTTCCCTGGAACAGGAGTAGTAGTTTATGGACAAAAAACATTACAAACTAAAGCTTCTGCTTTAGATCGTGTAAATGTTCGTAGATTGTTAATTGAACTTAAGTCTTATATTTCTCAAGTTGCTTTAAATTTAGTATTTGAACAAAATACAATAGCTACTAGAAATAGTTTCTTAAGCCAAGTTAATCCATACTTAGAATCAGTACAACAACGTCAAGGATTATATGCTTTTAAAGTGGTAATGGATGATACAAATAATACAGCTGATGTAATCGACAGAAATCAATTAATAGGTCAAATTTATATTCAACCTACTAAGACTGCTGAATTCATTTACTTGGATTTTAATATCTTACCTACCGGAGTTACTTTCCCAGCATAATTTTAAAAAATTGAATATTTATAACAAAACAAAATAAATAAAATGGCAGTATTAAATCCAAACGAAATATTTTTCACCGCCTTTGAACCAAAACAGGCAAACCGCTTTATTATGTATATTGATGGTATTCCTGCTTATGAAATTAAAGGTGTAGGTGCTATAACAGTAAGCCAAGGTACTGTTCCTTTGAACCATATCAATATCCAACGATTTGTTAAAGGAAAAACCACTTGGGGTCCTATTCAATTTACCTTATTTGATCCTATTACTCCTTCAGGCGCTGAAGCAGTAATGGAATGGGTACGTTTACATCACGAATCAGTAACTGGTCGTGATGGTTACAGTGATTTTTACAAGAAAGATTTAACTTTTGATGTATTAGGTCCTGTAGGTGATATTGTATCTGAGTGGGTTATTAAAGGTGCTTTAATTACTGAAGCAAACTTTGGTGATTATAACTGGGATACAGAAAATACAGCAGTAAATATCACTATGACTGTTCAACCTGATTATTGTGTATTGAATTTCTAATTAGTAAAAAAATCATAAAAGAGCTCGCATTTTTGCGAGCTTCTTTTTTTTTTATATATTTATATAGGACAATAAAGTTATAAAAAATATTTATGGAAGAAAATAAGTTCAAATTCCCCACAGAAATGGTGGAATTGCCTTCAAAAGGCTTACTGTATCCCGAAGGTCATCCTTTAGCATCTGGAAAAGTTGAAATGAAATATATGACTGCTAGAGAAGAAGACATTTTAACTAATCAAAACTATATTAAACAAGGTATTGTAATTGATAAGCTATTACAATCTATGCTTATTACTAAATTTGATTATAGTGATCTTTTAATCGGTGATAAAGACGCTATTATGTTAGCTGCTCGTATTTTAGGTTACGGTAAAGACTATTCATTTACTTACTATCCAGAATACAGCGATAATGAAGAAATTATTACTGTTGATTTAACATTATTAGGAGAAAAATTACTTAATGAAAAATCATTAACAGAAAAAGGAAAAAATGAATTTTCTTTTAAACTTCCTAATACAGGTAATGTAATTACTTTTAAATTATTAACTCATGGTGATGAGCAAGCGATTGAAAAAGAAAACCAAGGTTTAAAGAAAATTGATCCTAAAGGTAATTCTGAAGTAACAACAAGATTACGTCATACTATTTTGTCTGTAAATGGTGATTATAATCCTAAAACTATTAGAGAATTTATTGAATATGGTTTTCTAGCTAAAGATTCAAGAGCATTTAGAGAACACTTTAACTCAATCAGCCCAGGCATTAATTTAAAGTATACTTAT